GTTTGTTCTTCATTCAAAATCTCCTCAGATATTATGCCGAGAAAATTCTACGCGTGAACACCACTAATTTGCGGGGGGATTACCGGGGGGCGCTTTTGGGCATTTTGCGATCGAGGGGCGGAGTCGTGCGCGTCCTGCATGTTTGTCACGGGCCTTCTTCCTCAGCGTCAAAAGCAACTTGCACCAAGGGCGGTAACCGTAGAAGTTGGTAGTCCTTCACTATCAGCGATACGATAAGCGCGGCGTTGCTCGTCGGTAAGATGGCCGAGAACGATTACTTGCGTCTCAGTTACCTGAAACGCAAGTAAATTTCATCGTACTTGACTTATTTGTCACTTTATGTCAAAATTTCGTGAGAATATTTGCGGATACATGGGCAAAAATACTGTCTGTCTTGATGCTGGCGCGGTGATGACGCTACTTTATTTGGCTGCAAGCATTTTTTGACCTCAGCTTTGTTTCTCCGACCAATTAGAGTTTTGTGAGCGCGCAAAAATTCCATAATTTCGCTGTTGCGTAACGATAGAAGGTATTTGCTTAGGGAGAATTCGGGCGCAAGCTGACGCACGTGAGTATCTGGACTAGAAAACTCAACGAAGCTTGGAATCATCGCCCCATCGGAAACTACAGCGAAAGGCGCGGATGCGTTTCCGTGTTCAGACAAGATTGAAATAAAAAGGTATCGGCCATGTATTTCAAATTATTGGATTCAGTTCTTAGAAAACACGCAGTCAAATACATCAGGGGACTAAGATTTAATTTGAGAGTCGCTCATCTCTTGATTGCCTCAATGGCTTTTTTGACTGTTTTATTTGCGACGTCTGTTTTGTCGGCTCAGGAAAAGCGCTTATTGTTTCCAGGTTCAACAGTTGTAACCGGTTTTTCTAATTCTTATGAACCCAATTTCGGTAAAAATTTGCCTGCGGGGAAATTGGTTGAAGATGAAACATTCATTGATCCGAGCGGTACTTCCGCGTCGATTTTTTTGCCAGACAATCCTGGATTTGCTTGGGACGGCAGGGCTTGGGATTTACCCTATTATTTCAATGTGCTCGCGGGTGAAGTTGGTCAGGTTTTTGGGATTGCGATCGATGCTGGCTGGCCAGAAAACCTTGATGGTTCGGTTGAACCCCCAAATGTGTACCTCACGGCAACTTCGGCCTTTGGGCTTAATATCGTCACGCGCGATACTGACAATAATGGTTTGCCCGAGCGTGTAATAATTGGCCAACCGGGGGCCAATTTCATGAAGGCGCAATTCGGGAATCTACAAGGCAGCGGGCACCTGTTCGGGCAAAGAAGTGGTCCGGGCAGCATCTATAAGCTTGATGGGCGCACCGGAGAGGTCAGCCTTTTTGCAAATATCACCCTTAATGGACAGGACAACACTGGCCCCGCCCTTGGCAACATAGCTTTTGATCCAGAAAACAATCAGCTTTTTGTTTCAGACCGGGATACAGGCCTGATTCACAGGTTTGACCTTGATGGCAATGAATTAGGCTATTTTGATCATGGCGTTGAAGGTCGGGTCAACGCGGGGTTTCCCGCCAACCCCCTTGATGTCAGCAACCGCCTTGATGTAACCGATTTTCAATTCGATTCGGAGGATCCAGAAACTTGGAGCTATGCCGATCCTAAACGTCGCATTTGGGGTCTCGCTGTACAAAAGGGTCGGCTGTATTATGCCGTGGCCGGGGGACCTCAAATCTGGTCCGTAGGAATTGACAGCGATACAGGAGCTTTTCTGAGTGACCCAAGATGGGAGCTGGACGTTTGGCCAGAGGGGCCTAACTATGAAGTAAGCGATATTGTTTTTAATGCGCGCGGTGCGATGATATTGGCGCAACGTGGGCAACAAGTCGCTAGATATGATTATTCATCTTTCATGAAGCCAAGGAGGGCACGCGTCTATCGTTACTGGCTTGAGTCCCCCGATGATCCAGCAACAAAAAGCCGCTGGCAACTCGAACCTGAAGAATATGCCATTGGGTTTCAACCTAATTATCGTAATGCGGCGGGCGGCGTTGATCTTGGCCCGGGCTATGATGATTTTGGCGAAATGAAAGTAGGTAAGTGTAAAGGGACACTTTGGGCAACGGGGGATTCGCTTCGGACGAACCAACAGTTACGCAACAAATTACTTGAAGGCGGCGAACTTAACTTGCGCGGCATTCAAGGCAGTCCTGCAGATCTTGTGCGGGACCACAATAGTCCTCCCTGGACCAGCTATTTGGTGGATTACGACGGCCAGTATCAAGATCCTCAAACATCGGGCCAGATGGGAGACGTCGAAGTTTATGCCCCCTGCGATGGTGGAACGCCGGTAGACATTGTATTCACCAAGACGGCTGGGTTGACCACATTTATCCAGCAGACCGGTTTTTGGTCTCTCAGCTATATCTTTAATATTCTTAATGCAGGGGACCCGTTCGCCCCAACTTCGTTTATCGAGGTCAGCGATCAGCCCCCAATCGGAACATCCATTATTGGTGTTTCGGGTGACAACTGGCAGTGCAATCAGGCAGATTTTCCAATAGTTGCGCCAAATACATTAGATTGTTCCTACAACTATGGTGGGGGAGTGCTCGGCACTGGAGAAAAGCTTGTCCCCCTGGAAGTAGAGGTGACAACAGAAATAAAGGGACACTACAACAATTGCGCTGTCGCTATGTTGAACCCACTATCGGGTTTTTTGGATATTTCGGCTAAAAATAACCGTAGCTGCGGCGATAATTCGACGTCCCAGGATATCGAGATAGAAAAGAAGGCGGGACCGGTTGAATATGATCAACAGTTAGGTCTTTGGGTTGTCAAATACACACTGGAAGTTCAGAACGTTGGAAATTCATTCTATCCTTCAAGCGACATCGAGATTTTCGACTTGCCGCCAAATGGCTTGAGCGTTTCCAATGTCGCTGGAACAAATTGGGTATGTAACACAGCCAATTTTCCGATCACGGCCCCCAATAATCTGAGTTGCACCTATAATTATGGAACTGGATTATTCGCAACCGGTGCGTACTTGGAACCGTTACATATCGAGCTGACAGCCAGTGGACCGGGGCAATACGTCAATTGCGCATCAGTCGATTTTAACAATAGTACTTATCTGTACGACGATCATCAGCAAAACAATGAAAGCTGCGCAGAAAACGGAAATAACGATACAACACTGACGATCAAGAAAGAGTTTGAGGGTGAGATACTCGCATGGCTTCCGGGAAACGCGATTTTTCCGATGAATGTTTTATGCACGGACGGAACGTCTGTCACCGTAAATTTGGATTTCAGCAATAGCGGCGTAGAGACGGTTTCAGGCATAGCAATTGGAAGCCAGTGCACTGTAACCGAGGGTAATCCTCAGAACGTGACCATTCCAGCCAATTGCGAGTGGGCCGCGACCTATCAACCGGTGCAACCTGTTGAAATGCTGCCAGGCGACGTTAGCGTAGTCGTTACAAATTACTTAGATTGCACCCCTAATATCACGGATATTTCCATCAAAAAAGAGGTGGAAAGAGTCTACTTCGATCCGAAATCTGGTCCCGCAGGTCAATGGATTGTGGATTTCGTTCTTACCGTCACCAACAATGGGGCCACATTGCCCGCAGGCCATACTTTTGAAATCACCGATCCTGTACCTGGAGGCCTAAGTATTTCAAGCGCAAATGGTGTAGGCTGGTCATGTCTGTCTTCCTTCCCGATTAATTCGGGCAACGTAATATGCACTTATGTGTCCGGTCAATCGGTGCCGACCGGGGGCAGCATTGATTCATTGTCGGTGCAGGCAACGGGGGTATCGCCAGGTTCATACGAAAATTGTGCTATCGTCCATTTGACCAACCCGCCAAATATCCAGGAAACGACATATGCTAACAATGAAAGCTGCATCACGGTAACACTTGAAGAGCACGTCGAAACCACTTCGTTGACGGTCACCAAGGAATTGGACGAAATTCTTCAATCTCCGACTTTGGATCTCAGCAATACTGTTTTTCAGGTCAACGTAAGCTGTCTGCCTTCGGGATATACCGACACGCTTTTACTTAATGTCTTAGGAGGTCTTACCGACACAGCTAGTGGAATTCCGGTAGGGGACACCTGCACTATTGCAGAGCTGTTGCCCCCGGCTGGAAACCCGTTGCCTCCAAGTTATATTTGGTACAGAAACTACCCCCTTGGGAATACAATTACTATGGTTCAGAATTCCAATAACTTGTTGGTCTTCAACGGACTCTATCAAAACGTGGGCGCGTCTAGGCGCCTGACCCTAGCTAAAACTTTTGATTTCAGCGCGGTACAACAGGCTCCAAATTTATCGGGGGTGAACTTCACTGTAGAGACCACCTGTTCTAGCCCAGTTCTTACTCCTCCAGGTGCATTTTACCTGTTCCAACTAAATTCCGGAAATGGGTTTACCGCGACACAAGGCAATATACCGTTTGGCTCTACTTGCACGATTTCAGAAGTCCAGCCACCTGATCTGCCTGGCTGCTCTTGGGCAGCGCCAGTTTATCCAAACGGGCAAGTTGCTAGCCAAGCCGCACTTGCGGCAGGAAACGTTGTTCTTGAAGTAAAAAATATCTGTCTGCCCGAGAGTAATCAAGAAACCCGGATCATCGTTAAAAAGGTCGAAATAATAGATGGTCAGATCAACCAGGGCGGATTAGCCTACCTGTATAGCGGCAGTTGTGCGCTGCCAAACGGCGCGACCCAAGCCGGAACTGACCAAATCGGCTGGTTGTCGACCGGGGCGTCATATCAAAGAATATCAGTTGTTCCTGTCGGTAGCGTTTGCAGCATCACAGAAACTCCTCCGCCAGTTCCTGCAGCCTATGCCGCTGAAGGCTGTGTATGGCAAACTACATACCGTAACCGGTTTAATCAGGGGTCTTGGAGTAACGGTGCAAATATCACTACTCAGTTTGACAGCAATGGTATCGACAACACCATCGAAATTCGAAATATCCTGGTCTGCCCAGCTAAAGCACCAAAAGAAAACGTCAGTCCCGACCTGAAAATAACCAAGAATGGCCCGCAGAAATGTGAAGCCGGCAGAATCTGCACTTTTTTGGTAAAAGTTTCTAACGTCGGAACGGCACCTTATGTGGGGCCAGCGATCGTGACGGATTCAACTCGTGTGTCCGGTGTAAAGCTTTCCACTGGCGGAAACGGTAACGGTTGGTCGTGTTCTGGAAAAGGCGGAAAACTTGCGACTTGTGTTAATCCTACGCTGTCACTTCAACCGGGCCAGTCTACTACTTTCAGCCTGCCGGTTAGGCTCCCCAGGTGGCTCCAACGCGGCAGCATATACGAGAACTGCGCGGAAATATCCGATAGCAAAAAAGCCAGTCTGGAAAGCCCAGTCTTGGTTACACAGCTCATGCTGAACGCTCTTGGTTTTAATTCTGGCTCGGCAGATGGTGTCGATGGCCGAAATACCCGCGCCGCCGTAAATGCCTATCGAAGCTCTGCAGGACTCGCCGCCGATGGTGGCATCAATGCGGAACTTTTGGCAAAGCTGCTTGGTGGCCGGGCGCGCGATAGCAACCCGGCAAACAACAAGTCGTGTGCCTCAACAAAGGTCACAAAGAAGGTCAAGAAAGTTCAAAAGAAAATAGCCCCTCGCGCTACCAAACCAAAGGATTCCACACCGGCATGTATTTTACCAAGAATTTATGACGTGTTTAGCGGGCGATGTATAAACATAATAGAGCTTCTTCCCTCACCCCCAAAGCGCGGCGGTGGTGGGGCGCTCAAAAGGCCGTAAGAAGGGAAGGCAAATTGCCTGGATCGGTGTCCGTGGCGCATAATTGAGGGTTGGAAGAACGGAGGAGCTCTACCTAATTGCGACGTAAAGGATGTTTTGCGCAGCCGCGTCGGCGAGACAGATCCCGGGCCGCGTCGCCTGCCTGCGGGCATGATCGAAGAGGCTGTAATTGGTGAAATCCGCACCCTTCTGCGCACGCCCGACATTGCAGCCCAAACCCTGCAGGCGCTGAAGCGCGAGGGTGTTGAGATTGACGAAGCCGAGGTTCTCACCGCCATCACCGGATTTGATGACCTCTGGCGCGGGCTGTTTCCGGTCGAGCAAGCCCGCATCCTTCAACTGCTGGTGACGCGCGCCACCGAGGCCGGGCTGGCTGCGCAGGAAACCCGACGCATTGCTTCAAGCCCCTTATTGCGTCCTTCGACTGAAAAGTTCTGAGGCATTGGTCGACCTCGTGATTTTGGAAAATGGTGATCCGGTAATCCCCCCATTTTTGATGGGGGGATTACCGGGCCTTCGGCAAGGGCGACGGCAAAACTTGCGGTATAAAGGTAAGATGTCGTGGTGACCTTCGGCCCGCCACCCTTGCCGCCCTGGCTGGTGGTGTTGACGGTCTCAGAAAAATCTGTCGCCCAGATTATATTGCCGCCCAGCCACATCCGGCCATAGATGCGCGGAATGATCGCCCCTTCGGTCGACGTGGTAATGGTGATGGCCGTCAAAACCCCGACGGCGTCTTGAGAATCCACCGCCAAATCGGAGCCGCTGCGGATTTCCGAGGCTGCAAAGCCGCTTTCGGGGGCGAAGGTGATGCCGTCAAAACTCAGCGGCAAATCATGATCGCCAACCCCTTTCCAATCAAGGGCCGCATTGTGGGCCAGCACCTTGGCAAACGCGAGGGCGCTGATTTCGTCCGACGCATCCTCTGGCAATGCCTGCACGGCCGGATCATTTCTGGCCGCAACCATCATGGCGGTGGTCAGGGGGCCAAGAAGCACCCGTACCCCATGACCCAGATCGAGCCACGCGGGTTTGTTCGTAAGGTCAAGTTTCAGCATATCAATAACTCGCAATTGTGTTTTTGAGAACGGCGGTGCACATCTGCCCCGCGGTGGAATCGTAAGCAGCCTGCCAGTCAAAGCTGACCTGAATGCCCTGTGGGCCTTGGATTTCAGCACGGGGGCGCGGCAGATAAACAGCATGCGCGGTGATCGTCAGGCTGACCGTGGGCGAAATGGTGTAGGAGAACTCCAGCGCCGACGAGGTCCCGTTCAGCGCCTGATCCATGAGCGTCGTGTCGGCAAAGCGAACGTCGATCTTGCCGGTGAGCGCAGCGATCGAGGGGTCCGCCCCGTCGATGCGCCCGTCCGCGCGGATGGTTTCGATCCGGTCGAGATTATTGGCATAGGTGATGTCGGCAGAAACGATGTTGCCGAGCGCCACACCGCCCCGTTTAATCGCGCCGTTGAAGTGACCGAAACGTTGTAATGCGTAGGCCGTGGGCGTCCCCGCCGCTGTTGTTGCTGCCACGTTTTCGCCCTGCGCGATCAGCTTCGCGTCCGCCGTCAACAGGCCCGAGCGCTGCATTTGCCACGTGAGTTGATCCAGAACGCAGCCGGTATACATGGCAAAACGGGGGATTTCTGGCATGCCAACCTCGATCGCCAGGCTCGGCAAGTTCCAGTTGCCCGACTTAAACGTATGCGTCTTGTTGGTGGTGCCGGTGGTGGTTGGTGTGCCAAACGCTGCCTTCAGCCAGAACCCGAACGCCTCGGCATCGATCGGCACCTTGATGTCGCCATCGGTCGTCACCGCAGGATTGCGCCGCGCAACACGGTTGCTGCGGGCACGGCTTGCAGCGCCGCAAGCAGCGCCTGCAGGATGGTTTCTCGGGGTGTGGGCATGAAGTTTTCTATAAATAAAAGGGGGCGGCTGTAAAAAGACCTTGCCTTACAACCGACACGCCGAGAGCCAGAGGGTTTGCTTTGTGCAGCACATCTCACTTGTCGAGAGAGCATAAAGTTTCAATCGGCTTTTCGATTTTTCGCCATGTCCGCGAGCCACAAAACTTGCGCTATCGTGGTATCAAGCCCTGACGCATTGGGTGCCAATTCCTTCGCCTTCATCAAATCTGCAAGAGCCGCCTCATATTGACCGCTAATAGCCAAAGTTTCACCTCGGTTGATATAAGGAAGGTACAATTGCCAATCAAACACCGACATCAGATCAATCGCGTTTGTGAAATCGGCTATAGCCTTTTCAAGCTGGTTCGTTGCTTTGAGAACCTGCCCACGTTCAATGAGGGCTTCGGCAAAACTCGGATCCAGTTCAATTGCCTTACTTAGTTCCGACTGCGAGGTGTTGTAGTCACCTTGCAGCCGGGCAAATTTGCCTCGTCGGTAAAAGGCAGCTGACGGGTCGGTTTCGGGCGAGGCATCTATGAGGTGTGCTTGCAGAAAACTCGCGACTTCCGGAGGCGGTACAAAATCCGGCGCCAGTACCCAAGCACGAATATACTCCGCCAAAGTTTCTTGAATTGTGGCCGCCGCATAGTAGCTGGGCAGACCAACCGGATAATACAGGTCTTTGCGCGCGCCTGCGTCGGTGGCGGCATAATCCGAATACCCGTTCTGCTGCATAACCGATCGTGTTTCTGCAATTAGTGGTTCGACAAGGTTTCTGAATTCGGCAGAGCGCACAATTTTATGTTCCGCATCGGCGACATGGGTAAGTTCATGGGCGACAGCACCGATGCTTATATAGCTGAACCAGAGGGAGCCATGACCGCCGAAAGAAGCACCCAGATTGATACGGTATAGCGGGATCGGGCCCTGCGACGCCCCAAGGCGGAACAAGCCAGGAGCGCGTGAATAGACCTGATCCAAGTATTCTCGCAGCCTGGCCTTGTCGGTTTCGTTCCACGGCTGAACAGAAATCTTGCCTTGAATCTCAAGGGCGTCCGGGACTGTTCCGGCTTTTACCGTATCTCTGAATTCAACGTATTTCTCCCATTCCGCGCCATGTACTTGTGGAACCAGAACCACAAGATAAAGAAAAATTGCACAAAAGGAGCGAAGTACACCACGCATGGTAGAACCTACCTTTGACTGTTTGCAATGCAGATCAGCCCTGTCGCGAAATAGAAGCATATCACCGCAGATTTGTCCATGATCGGGGTGAAATCTGTCATATCGCACGCAGTTTCAATCACACTGGTTGTGTGCTCACTCGTTCGATCACCAGTCCATCCAACCCGCCACAATCAACCCCGGCACCATTCCCGCCACCCTTTCCGCATCGCGCGCCAAATCCAGCCGCTTGCGCAGTTTCACCTGCGGCACAAGAATAAAAATAGGCGCAGAAACCTGCCCGCGTCCAGTTTTAGAGCGCGATGTCACCGCGGTGCCGCGCGTATTGATGCGCGCCTTTTCGGCCGCGAGCAAGCTGGGGCCATTGCGGCGATAAATGAACCGCAGCTTCATCCCGCGCCGCTGCTCCCATTCGCCCGGCGTCAACCGTGCCCCACCACGACCCTTGCCAGCAGCTTCGGTCGGGATCGCCAGATAAAACCCGCTCTTTGATCTGATCCGGACCCCGCAATCGTGGGCATTGAGGATTTCCGGCGCGTTCGACCAGACAAACGCCGCCGCATCAATGCTGTCCTTGCCTTTGGGATAGGTCCGGTTGCGGATCGTGCGCGGCAGCCGATGACCAAGACCAGTCGAGGTAATCTGCGCGCGCCACGCCTGTTTTAACTCTGACCCGGCTGATTTCATGGCGGCGGTCACCGCATGCTCGCCTGCCTTGATCTCGTCTTTCAGCAACCCGACAAGGTCAGGATTAAAGTCCATTTTCAGCTTCATGCGGGCACCAATTCCAGAGTCCAGATCAGGCGCTCGCGATCACGCTTGGGCTCACCCTGAATGGTGAAAGTGTCAGGGCCGATGATAATCGTATCGCCGGATTTAACGCTCGGCATGTCGCTGACCCGCACATCAATGAGGGTGGTGTCCGACAGTATCCGCGCCGCACCAAAGCTGGTCAGCTCATCTGGTGCCTTGCGAATAACGCGCACCGGCAGAGGTACCCGACCTTGCGGCGTCCATGTGGCATCCGTCGCCATGTTTTGATCCTGAAAGATCGCATCCATGGCGGCGGAAAAGGCGTTCATTAGACGCGACGTGCGCTGCGCAACACCTGCGGGCGGGTGCAGATCGGCAGCGGGTTGCTTTCAATCTCAAGGCGCACCCATTCGTCACGGTCGCGATCCGGAATGGAACGGGCGTAAAGCGGCAGGCCCAAAGTATTGACGGTTTCGAACGTATCCGCCGGGGCGTAGTAAATCTCGAACAGACCCTCGACGCCTTCGGGATAAAAGAACGCCTTATCGACCGGCACCCCGAAGGCCGCGTTGCCACGATAGCGGCGGAAGTTGATGCCGCCAAAGCTGACCTCGTCGGACACGCGGCTTCTGAGATCAGCCGCCGCTGCCGTGTTGAGATAGGTCGCCCGCACCTCCTTATGCGCCACCAGATCGGCAAAGAAAGCCGAGCCGCATTCGGCGCGCAATTGCACCGCACCGGTGGAGAGCCCACCAAGTGTATCCTCAACACTTTCAATCAGCGCCTGACAGGTCTTGCGCAACGCCCCCGATGCCGGAGACGCATTGGCCAGATCAAAGTTGACCTCGACCGCCGGGGTAATGGCAAACTCGGTGAAGTAATCAATGACGGTAGCCCCGTTCCCGGGATCGAGCACCTTGCCTTGAATGCCATTCAGCAGGTGGTATTCAAAGGTGGCTTCGGCGTCATTGCGCAGACGTTTCAGGCGTAGGGCAACTTCCGCCTGAATCTGCTGGGTTTCAGATTCCGAGCCAAAGGTGCGAATGCTCTGGATTTCCGAGGCCCACAACACGTCCTGCTTTTTAAACTGGCGGCAGACAAAGGCGCGCACATCACGGTGTTCCGGCACCTGTTGGTCGTAAGCGGAACCGCGCTCAGAAAACGGGATCAGCGACAGGGTGCCGTCGCGGGATTCGATAACGACGGTGCGAGCTCGCACCCCGCGATCAGAAAACAGACCGGAGCCCGACAGGGTGTCCGGGATGACCGGGTTGCCCATGAACGGGCCTCTGTCGGTGCTGTCACCGGGATGGCGGCGGCGAAAGTGGTAGGCGACGCGCCGCCCGATCAGATCAAACTCGATACCGCAGCGGATGGGATTGCCGCTTGGGGTGGTTTCGGTTTTATCAAACGGCAGCATTTCCGCTTGCAGAAGCTGCAATTGCATCGGCACCAGCAAGCCGTCTTCGGCCCGGCGTGGGCGGATGCGCACGAAGCATTCACCGGCCACGAACATTTCGCGCGCAATCATCGCCTGCAGACCGTAGAAATCCGTCAGCCCGTCGGCATCCGCCTGATCGGTCCAGGCCAGCCATAGGCGTTGAATTTTGTCGCGCAACTCGCCGTCCTCGATCAAGGATGATGGTTTGATGCCGTCGCCAACCAGATTGGCGGCATAGGATTCACAAGCATTGGCGGCGTAACCATTGGTGACCACAAGTTCCCGCGAGCGGGCCAGCAAACGCGGCCCGCCCGAAGCCACCAGCGAGTTGATGTTTTCCAAAGGCGGTTGCCAGCCGCGCAAGCGACGGCGCGACATGGCCCCTTCGATGCGGGCGCGCACGGTTGAAGGGCCGCCCTTTGCGGGGTGGCGAAACGCGTTGAACAGTTTCATTACAATCCCTTGGTTGTGTTCACACGGATTTGCCGGATCACCCTGCGACCTTCGAGCGCGGCGATCTCGCGGTCGAGCACATCGATGGCGCGGTCGATTTCAGCAAGGCTGCGGTATTCCACCGTTTTGCCGTCATAGCTGACCCGGGTCACGCCGCTGGAACGCGACGCCGCCAGTGCTTCGCGGCGGGTTTGTAATTCTGCCAATGTGGCCATGCTGTTCCTCATTGTTGGTCATTGACATATAGGTCAATGACGCCTATCTAGTGTCATGACCATTGTAACCGTTGTCGAAATGCCCGAATTCCAGCGCCGCGCCCGGGCGATCATTAGTGATGACGAGCGCATGGAGCTGATCGGTCTCAAAGCCCGCAACCCGATGAGCGGCGTTTCCATCGGTGGCGGTGTGCGCAAGTTTCGTTTTGCGCGTGCCGGCAGCGGTAAAAGCGGTGGTTACCGGGTAATCCATGTCTTCAGCCCTCAAGACGGCACACCGGTCATACTGATTACGGTCTTCGCCAAGAACGAGAAGGCCAACCTGAGCAAGGCTGAAACCGAAA